GAAACAATTGGAACACTAAGAGAAAATAACGTAAAGTTAAAATCAGCTGCTGAAACACTACAAAACACTGTAGAGAAAATGGCAGCTGATGCAAAAAAGAATGAAGAACTAAACCGTAATCTGACTAAAAGATTACAACAATCACAAGAGCACCTTGACAAACTCAGAGGTGTATTTGCTAAAATTGATTTGACTATGGAGGCATTAACAAATGCACAAGGACTTGAAGACAGAGTTAACAATGCCGTTAACAAACTTATTGGACGTATCGAAAATGAAACTACCCCTCCTTCTGATGAGCCCGCTTCTACTGATGGGGTGCCTGGGGAGAACTCCGGAACCGGAAGTAGTAGTAACGACTGAATACCAGGAACAAAGTATTCCTATTCAGGAACGTCCTAAGGCTGTTCAGTTCCCACCTGTCGATTGGTTTGTTATCACCGAAGATAACTTAGAAGAAAAACTTGCTGAGATTGACACAAAAACTGGTAATGTAGTTCTATTTGCTATTACGCCAAAAGGATACGAAAATCTTGCTCTTGGAATTGCAGAACTGCGTAGATACGTTAAAGATCAACAAGCAATTATTGGTTATTATGAGGAAGCCTTAGCTCCGGAAGAGCCTGAAGCAAAAGTTGAAGAAAACCAATAAATTGTTGAAAAAAAGTTGTAACAATACCACATATAGTATATTTACAATCCTACGTTTTAATATATAATACTACATGTAAAGAAAAAATCATTTTAGAAGAGGATATGAGAATGGCAACAGCATCTGTTGACACTAGGAAACTTTTGTCTGAGACAAAGTTTTTTGACAGCTATTCAAGATGGAACGACGAGAAAAATAGATATGAAACTTGGGATGAAGCAGTAGATCGTGTAATGAGTATGCACGAAGGATTTTATAACGATAAATTAAATCAAATTCAATCTTTCATTGAAGAAGCAAGAACTGCTTATAAAGAACAAAGAGTTTTAGGTGCACAGAGAGCCTTGCAATTCGGCGGAGAGCAAATTTTAAAACATCAAATGAGAATGTATAACTGTACATCATCTTATGCAGATCGTGCAGCTTTTTTTGGTGAAATCTTTTATATTCTACTATGTGGTGCTGGAGCAGGTTTTTCTGTTCAATCGCACCATGTAGAAAAACTTCCTAAGCTACAGGTTCGTACAAAACAGCCAAAGACTCACGTTGTTGAGGATTCTATTGAAGGTTGGGCAAGAGCTGTTGATGTGCTTATGTCATCATATTTTATGAATGGTGGTAAGCATCCAGATTACGCCGGTCGTCGGATCTACTTTGACCTATCAAACATCCGTCCAAAAGGTGCAAAGATTTCTGGTGGATTTAAAGCCCCAGGTCCAGATGGTTTACGTCTTGCTCTTGATAAAATTGAGCATTTGTTACAAGCTTTAGTAATTGACCAAAAAGAGCCAGTAGCATTACGTCCTATTCAAGTATATGACATTGTGATGTTTACTGCAGATGCGGTATTGTCAGGTGGTGTACGCCGTTCAGCTACAATTTGTTTGTTCTCACCAGATGATGAAGAAATGATGAAAGCAAAAACTGGCAATTGGTTTGTAGATAATCCACAGCGTGGTCGTTCAAATAACTCAGCAGTGATTGTTCGTGATGAGACAACCCCTGAAGAATTTGGCACTATTATGAAATCTGTAAAAGAATTTGGTGAACCAGGATTTGTGTTTGTTGAATCACGTGAACATACAACTAACCCTTGTGTTGAGATCGGCATGTTTCCACAAATTAACGGTAAGTCAGGATGGCAAGGTTGCAACCTAACTGAAATCAATGGTGGAATGTGTACTTCAAAAGAAGAGTTCTTTAAAGCATGCCGCGCAGCTTCTATTCTTGGTACACTACAGGCTGGTTACACTGACTTTAAATTCCTTGGTGATACTGCTAAAAATATTTTCGATCGTGAAGCATTGATCGGTGCATCAATCACCGGTTGGATGAACAATCCCGATGTTCTGTTTGATCCTGAAATTCTTGAAGAAGGAGCAGAAATTGTTAAACAAACAAACCGAGAAGTTGCAAAAGCTATTGGAATCAATCCAGCTGCTCGAACAACGTGCGTTAAGCCGTCAGGAAACGCTTCAGTTTTACTACAAACTGGTTCTGGTATTCATGCTGAGCATTCTTCTATGTATATTCGCAACGTTCAAATGAACAAAGAATCAGAAGTTACACAAGCTATCCAACGTATTAATCCACATATGGTGGAAGAATCAGTATGGTCAGCTGGTGGAACAGATGTGGTTATTTCGTTCCCAATAGTACCAAAAGATGGTTCAATTTATAAAGACGAATTGATTGGTGTAGACCATCTTGAAAAAGTAAAGTTAGCTCAAAAACATTGGGTGAATGCTGGTACTAACGAAGAGCTGTGTGCCGATAAAGGTATACGTCATAACGTATCAAATACTATTATTGTAGAAGATTGGGATGAAGTAGAACGCTATGTGTTTGAAAACCGCCATTCATTTGCAGGCATCTCATTCCTATCATCAATGGGCGATAAAGACTTTAACCAAGCACCAAACACTGGTGTGATTTCTGCTAAAGAAATGGTGAATAAATATGACACAGCGGCAATCTTTGCTTCTGGTCTTGTAGTTGATGCTTTGAATGCGTTTGACAATCTATGGTCAGCATGTTCAACAGCACATGGATTCGGAGATGATCTAACATTGGATAGTGCAGAAAATGCGTTGAAACGAGATTGGGTAAGACGTTTCAATAATTTTGCAGATAACTATCTTGACAATGATACCAAGAAAGCTGAGTATTGCCTCAAAGATTCGTACTTGCTTCACAAGTGGAACAAAATTAATAAAAACTTCACGCCAATTGATTGGGTAGAAGACTTAACAGAAAAACGTTACACTGAAGTAGATACGATGGGAGCAGCTGCATGTGCTGGAGGCGCATGTGAAATCGACTTCTAAGGAGGTATAATTGAGGCATTATTATATTGAGTGTTATTTTTGTGATGAAGAAACTCAGGTTTCATCTACTACGGAGCCTGAGTTTTGTCCAGTATGCGGTGAAGAGGTAAATGCAGATCTAATTGACGGTATAGACTCAGATGAGTAGCACATTATAAATACAATCATCAGTAATAGATGAAGAGAATATAATGTGGCTTTATAATGATAAAAAATTTAATCCGGCTGAGCATGATATCGAAAGCTTGGCCGGTTTTGTTTATTTAGTTACTGATTTAAATAACGGTAAGAAGTATGTAGGTAAGAAAAATCTATGGTCAATCCGAAGACTTCCGCCGCTCAAAGGTCAGAAGAGAAAAAGAGTAAAAAAATCAGAGTCTGACTGGCGAGACTATTTTGGATCAAATGAGGAGGTAAAGCTTCTCGTTGAGAATGAAGGACGTGATCGATTCAAAAGAGAAATCCTCCGCCTATGCAAGTCTAAAGGTGAGATGACATATTTCGAAATGAAAGAACAAATTGACCGTGAAGTTTTATTCCGTGATGATTATTATAATGAATTTATTGGAGGCAAGATTCATAGTAAACATTTAAAAGGAATAGAAGATGTACGAATACAGGTGCAAAGTACTGAAAGTTGTTGATGGCGACACAGTAGATGTTGATATTGACTTAGGGTTTGGAATTGTACTTACTGACGAAAGAGTACGAATCATGGGTATCGATACTCCAGAGTCAAGAACTTCAGATAAAGTAGAAGATGTTTTTGGCGAAGCTGCGAAAGCTCGAGTTAAAGAATTGTTACATACTGACGATCATGCTATCTTAAAAACGGAAGTAAACAAAGATGGCGAGGATATGAAAGGTAAGTTTGGACGAGTCCTTGGCGATTTTTGGGTTGAAGAGTATGAAGGACAAAAAAGATTACTTACTGACATTTTGATTGAAGAAGGTCACGCCGTAAAATATTATGGACAAAACAAAGCAGATGTTGCAACAGCACACCTTGCGAATAGACACAGACTCATGCAAGAAGGTGTGATTGATCCAAAGGTTGTCCAAGCTGCAGAAGAAAAAATGAAAAAGAAAAAATAAATGGTTTACAATTGATATGAAATATGGTAGAATGGTTACATAATGTAGGAGTAAACTATGATCTTAATTGACTTTAACGGTATTGCTATCGGCAATGTGGTAGTACAACGATTAGCTACTGACGAAAATCTTATACGTCATATGATTCTTAATTCGATTCGTATGTATCGTCAGAAGTTTCATAAAGAATATGGCGAAGTTGTAATCGTTGCCGATGGCGCCGGAAACTGGCGTAAGGATGTATATCCACAATACAAAGCTAGCCGTAAGAAATCACGTGATGAGTCTTCAATTGATTGGAATGAAATGTTCCGCATCATTAATATGATCCGTGACGAAATCCGTGATAATTTTCCATACAAAGTCATGCACCAATATGGCTGTGAAGCTGACGATGTTATTGCTCAGATTGCTTTAGAAACTCAAGAGTTTGGCAAACACGAGCCAGTTATGATTGTATCTGCTGATAAAGACTTTATTCAGCTACAAAAATATGATAACATCAAACAATTTTCTCCAATGACTAAAAAGTATGTTAAACATGACAATCCACGTCTTTATATGATGGAGCATGTTTTCCGCGGAGATGGTGGGGATGGAGTCCCTAATGTGCTGTCTGATGACAATGTTTTTGTTGAAGGCCGTAGACAATCTCCAGTAACTAAGAAAAAGATTGAAGCTTGGATCCAAGCCGAAGATTTACAATCTGCTATGGGTGATGACATCTATCGTAATTATTTACGGAATAAAAAATTAATCGATTTAACAGAAACACCCACAGCTATAAAACAAGAAATTATAAATACTTATGAAGATCAAGATCCATGGAAAAATAAAAGCAAAGTGTTTCCATATCTTATTCAGAAGCGATGTAAATTATTATTAGAAAGTGTTCAGGAGTTTATTTAATGGTTAAAAGTGTCCATGAAGTAATTGAAGAAGCCAGAAAAAAACGAACCAAAGTTGAGAAGATTGAAACTCTAAGAGCCAACGAATCCTGGGCTCTTAAAGACATCCTTCGAGGAACCTTTGATGATTCAGTCCAATGGAATCTACCAGTAGGAACCCCACCTTACACAGCAAACGAACAATACAGTGCTCCAGGAAATCTCTTAAGAGAGCACAGAAAGTTTATGTACTTTGTAAAAGGTGGTAAAGGAGACAAGCTAATGAAAGCCAAGAGAGAGCAAATCTTTATTGGTGTGCTTGAAACAATTGAACCACAAGACGCGGAGCTCGTTATAGGAATGATTAATAAAAAGTTACCAGTAACCGGAATTACGAAAGCAACAGTACAGGAGGCTTTTCCAGGATTAATTGTATCTTGAATAGAATCAATAAAAACAATAATAAAACTAATTTTGATGCTGGTCTTTCCATGAAGGATCAGCTTTTCACTTTTAAAGGAGACTTTCACATGACAACGTTAGAAAGACTACAAAAAGATTCAGCAGAACTGGACATCTTTGTCGAAAAACTAACAAATGAAGGGAAAAATGATTTGGTGAAAAAAATCCAAGCAAAGAAAAAATTCCTAGATGAAAAAGTCAAACAATTAACGGAGATTACCGCATAAAGTGGTGTACAAACTTGAAATACTTGATATAATATTAAAGTATTCTTTATTATGGTCGGAGTAGATACATGAATATCTTTATTCTAGATAAAAATCCAATCCTTGCTGCACAGCTACAGTGTGACAAGCATGTGGTAAAAATGATTGTGGAATCAGCACAAATGCTATCCACTGCTCATCGTATGCTTGACGGTTATGTTGAAAAACGTCCATCAAAGTCAGGCAAACGTATGATTAATTATTGGGTCCATCCAAATTCTAATAAGGAGGAACGTCTATACAAGGCTGTCCATCATGGCCATCCATCAACTGTATGGACTATGGAGTCTGCCGCAAATTACAAGTGGCATTACGATCACTTTGTTGCTTTGCTTGAAGAATATACTTATAGGTATGACAAAGAACATGGTACAGCAAAACTACGTGATCTTCTCGTGTTGCCTCCACGTAATATCAAAGGCTTTGGACATAAAAATTGTGTTAAGACACCATTTAAACTAGCAATGAAAGATTATCCAGAATGTATTGCTCTTGGCGATCCAGTCGAAGCATATCGTGCTTTCTATCAAACTAAGCAAGATCGGTTCAAAATGGTTTGGACTAAACGTGATATTCCTGCTTGGTTTAATATAGCGTCATGATTACTTTTACTGGATACAAACTATCTAACTTACAAAAAGACGTAATGGCCGAGGCAGTTAGTTCTGCCTTGGATGTCTTAGTGTCAAAAAGAATGAAACGTACACTATTCTTTGAAATTAATATGGTC